CATTATTCTTCATCTCCTGTTGTTTCTGTGGTGTCTTCGACTTGACTTAAAGTTTCCTCAACGGGTGTGGGATTCAAATATTCTTCTACAAGTTTAAGTCCGGCTGTCTTCGTGAGATAGCCACTACCCGTAGAGATACTCTTATCCTTTAACCATGAGATTATGTCTTTGCGACTCCACCCTGTATCGGGCAAGCCGTCATTTCCTGCGTCTGTAGAAATACCTTCATCACCTTCAATCAAGAAGCGTGATGCAGGTAGTGTGTGTCGCCATTCATTAAGCCATTCTTGCTCAACTTCAACAACTTCACCACGAGTCCACATACCCATTGTATGTCGCATCGGTCGTTCAAAGAACGGACCCAAAAAGGTAACAGTAGGCAATTAGCCCACCTCATCCAACGATAGCGGTCAAAAGCACTACATCGGTGTTTCCACCAGTAGTGTATGCAATTGTTCCCGATTCGTGTGCAACTACGGTAGCCGCCGCCAACAAGGATTCGTCAGTGTCGGTATCGTTGACAAGGGATAGCAAAGCGTAAACCTTGCTTAGTCCACTGTCGTATGCGTTTACATCAAAAGTGTGCGCTGTTCCTGTGTCTCCCGTCAAGAGAACGGAAACAAGTCTTAGACCGGAAACGGGTTTGTTACTGCTTGAGTTTACCGCTTGGAAGCCGGTAAGTGCGCCGGGGTAAGTCCCTGCGGCGGCTGTGCCGGATTGCCATGCTGTGTTGTCTCCAACAGTTCCATCTGCGTTAGGAACTTTTTGAGGTGCGCCGGGTGTGTTACCACCAATTGCAATGTCCAAATATGTTGTCGTTACTGTCAAATTACTGTGTGCCATGTATTATCACTCCATTTTTTTATTTTTTTCTCAATCACCATCACTTTAGGTCACGGATTGAAGCGTGTCCTCCGAAGAAAGTAGTCCATAGTTCTCCCATAGTTCGATACATTCCTTCTTGTCCAAGACGGTTGATTGCGAATGGGTCGCCGGTTTCGATACCGGATTCAAAGTATTGCGTTGGGATAGCAGTAGAGAAGTAGAGGTAATCCGTGTCGAGGAAGTACATACGGCTCAATGTGTCTGCTTGAACATCCTTAGATGGGATGATAGGAACACCGTTGTAAGTTGCAACGATAAATCCTGCTTCAATTCCCGGTACACCCTTAACACCGTTGTAGGTAGGGGTGATACGCTTTTCTTCCATAAATCGCTGTTGCGATTGGAGAAGTTGTTGAAGGCGCATCAAAGTGTCATATCCAGTGAGAATAACCTTTGGATTGCCACCACGAGTCCAGCACTTTTGGAATATGGTGTCCAAGTGGTCGAGGGAGAGAGTTCGGTCAGTGCCGGAGTTCTCATCGTGTTCAGCCAAAGACCAAGAGTTTGCACTTCGGTCAATTGAGTAGATGTCTTCGTTTGCACTTGATGATGCACCAGTAGTAACTCGGTCAAGAGACTCGAAATCGTTACCAGCGGCAGTAGCCTTGTCAACGAGCAACATTTTGTTGATATGCTCGGCGTGGTGCTTACCCATTTCTTCTTTGAGGATTGAACGAATGTCGCCCAGTCCGTCATCCTTGTCAGCAAGGAACATTGCGGTTTCGCTCATGTCGAATGTGTGAACAATCGTCTTTGGCTTTGCGGCAATGTGTTGGAAGGTAGGCTTGGTAGTGTCCGGTAGGGTTGCGTTTTCTGCAACACCGCCACCAACGCTGAACGAAGGTCGTTCAGTGATGACTCGCCATCCACTGCGTTCCCAAGGTCGCTTTGGTAGAATTGAAAATGCATTGAACTCTTGGTTCAATTGCGACCAAACCTTGCGACCATAAATCGCTTGGTAAGTTCCTGCTGTGCTTGATAGCATTGGGCTGTCAGCCTTGAGTAATTCGCTACCGCTGTAGGAATATCCCATTGCATTGCCAGCACCGTAAAAGTACCGTTCCATGTCAGTTACGCTTCGTATGTAGTCTCGTGCCATATATTTCACTCTCCATTATTTTTTTTATTTTTTCAAGCCCCTCGGATAACCGAACCGGCGAGATTGTGTACTTCATCCCAAGACATGTTACCCAAGTCTTGTGTGGATGGGACTTCAACATTAGATGAAGAAGCCGACTTTTGAATTGATGTGCCTTGAATACTCATGTTATCAATGCGTTCACTTAGTGCGTTAATTGACTTCATAACTTCATTGATAGGCGCACGAGCGTCGAACTCGGCCTTTTCTGCTTCTTGCTTTGCAATTTTTTGCTCATTAGCAAAGCGAGATGCGAATTGAGATTCAAGGTCGCCACGGAATCCTTGTTCCATTGCGGCGGCTTTGTAAACTTCGTAAGCGGCTTCAACATCGGATGCTGAAACATTGCTTGGGTTAATGTAACCCTTAGACATTGAAACAGGCCCAAGTGCGCCGGATGGTGTTTTACCACCAGTAGAAGAGATTGCGGAAATTGCACCGGTTGAAGGTGAACCGTTTTCTTGACCTCGGCCTCGGACTTGTCCGGCGAAGTAGTCAGCACCGTCAACAGCATCGGGATTGTCGAAGCCACCAAGTTGCGCCTTCTCCAAGTTATCGAAATGTTGTCGTGCTTGTCCGGTGTTGACACCAGCGGATTTGAGGGTGTCCTCCATCCAATTCAAGTATTCAGCGGTGATAACATCGCTGTATTCATTACCTTTTGCGTACATTTTGTCGTCTTTCATATCCTCGTCATCCTTTTCTTCGTCTTTTTCTTTTGCGGCGAATGGGTTTTTAGATTCTTCTTTTTCCTCTTTAGGTTCGGAATCGTCTTTCTTGTCTTTCATAGAAGCGGCGAGTGCAGGAGGTAGTTCACCTTTCTCCATTGCGTCAAGTCGTGCTTCAAGTCTGCTCATTACATTATTCAAATCATTTTCTGTTGTCATGTGGGTGTCCTCCTTTAAAATACGAAACTGTGCTTCGGGGTTAATTCCTTTTTCACATATCGTAATTTCGTGCAGTTCCATTTTACTAATTTCTTGGTAGTCTCCATGTTCCCCATCCGATTTTCGCACTCTCTTGAATGCTTGTCCACCGATGGAAAATCCTTGCAGATTACCCTTACGGATTTCTGCGGCCACTTCACGAGCCTTTTCAATATCGTTGCGAAGTGAAACAACGACAAACATACCAGCATCATCAACTTCGGACTTCCACATCCGACCATTTGAATCTACATAGGAGTCAATAACTTCTCCCACTTGAATATTTGAGTGAGCGAGTTGAACATTACGGAACTTCTCACTCTTCATGAATCCGCCAAATGCATCCTTTAGTGCTGAACGAGTAATAAGGTCGCCTTGCTTGTCCACCAGTTCAACTGATGCGTAGCCAGCGATAACCATATCGGAACTGCCCTTAATGAGAGCAATGCCGGAGGTAGGTCGCTTTAGGGACAACATTACCCTCCGATTCATTGTCATGGTATATAGAATGTTTCTTTCACACTGAAAGAGTAGGAGTACCGTCTTCATCATCTAAAACGATAGACTCGTCTGCATCCGTCTTCATTTCAACATGTGTGATAGGTTTTTTCTTTTTATCATCCGAATCAATACCATCCTTTTCATCCGGTCTTACTTTACCATCATAGTCGGGTAAGTTACTTTCTTCTGTTAATCTCGTAGGCCCACTTGGTGATTCTACCGGTGTAGCCATGTCAATACCCAAACCTTTCGGCCCTGTCCAAGTAAGTTTTTCTTTAGCGAGTCTGTCTAAAGCACGACTAATCACATCAAGAGCCTTCTTAGTTGATGGTTTAAGAAGGCGGTTATCGTCTTTAGCATCAAGAACTCCGGCTGATTGTTCTTCTTGTCTTTTACGACTCGGTACTTTCTTTTCATCCATTTCTGTTTTTACGAGATGACCGTCAAGCATCAACGGTGCTACTGAATGCCAAAACGGGTGGAGGCTTTCAGCGAGAGTAAGAGAATAATTCGATTTAGTTAAATCACCTAAAGCCGAAGAAGGGTCATGTAGATACCAGTTGTCATCCATATGTGTAACTTGATACGATACTGTATCTACACCTTTGAGTATAACTTGTAACACACCATCATTGTATTCTATATCATGAGGGATAAGCAAAGGTGCAAACGATTTTGTCATAAGGTCTAATGATTCAGCACTGGCCGCACCTTCACCTTCACCTTCACTTTCTATTTCACGCACTTGCACATTGAAGACATCTCGATTTTTTCTACGCTTCTTTGTAACTCCCGTTACAGTCGCTCTTACTATATCGCCAACTTTGAAGGTTCTTTGTTGTCTGTGGGCTGTACCTACATCCATGTAGAAATTGTTCTTGTATGTGACCGCACGATTACCTAATGCTTCACCATCAAGAATCGGACCTGCACCGAGTTGATATGTGTATGGTCCTTTACCTCGACGGTCAAGAACAATAAAATTAAAGTCACGACTTTCACGCAACAGTAACCATTTTGGATGACGACGCTCTCCTTTCATGTATGTGGATTTGTTATCTCTTAACAAAACTATACCGTGTTCTTCTTGTAGGATTTTAACAGCGTCTTCAAGACCCTCATCATCGGTCATTTTTGTATCATGCGGGCCGGGAATGATAACATTTTCATGGCTATCAAACTGCCCTCTTAGAACTTTCATGCGTTCATGCATTAAC